GGAGGTGGAAGCATTCGCTAGAATATTTCATCTGTCGACTGTTTTGCCTCACAGTATAGCTGGCGCAGTTTCATTTCCACCTCGAGTGCCTCCTGCCATCATACAAGATGCAGTGCGCTGGGGTTCATGGAGGACGACCTATCCTGGTTCGTCGTTGAGGAGTGTGGCAGTTCAGTTTGCGCTGGACACTGCACATATTAATGACATGCTAGGAGCGTTGGCTTACTTGGACACTTGCTACGGTTTAGCCGTAGGACTGCGGCGTCAAGATCGCGAAGCTATGGGACCACCTATATGGTTGCGTGCTCAAGATGCTGATGAAGGAACGACTGTTACGCAACAGTGGGAGACCATCTTGGAAAATCAGCCTGCGACATGGTATGCTCGCATATGGGCTCGTGTTAGAGACGTCACGATACGGTATTTGGTGCCATATGCAGTCTGGCGTAATGCTAGACGTGGCGCTAGTTGGCTTGCTTCTTCGCGAATGTTTACAACACCAGCAGCCTTGCATAACCATGCGGTTTACCAGTTTTCTAGAGCGTACAATGTTGTCTCGACGCAACGCGGCAATGCTCTGTGGATTTTGTTTGCCACCTTTGTGGCCACCACAGTGATATTGTTTGCGACGCGTTGGTTTTACAACTGGTTGACGAAGACAAAAGAGTGTCAAATGGAACAGCTTTTAGATGCTCAGTGTACTCTCTCGATAACGCTCTGTGGAGGTGGGTGTGCCACGTGTGCTGCTATTAAGCGTCGTAAGTGCTGCAAGCCTAATTGCAAACACTGCACTGCTCTCATCCGAGGGAAGTCAGACTACGATCTTGAACATATTCGGACCGTGGTTCATGAAAGCATGCAAGCAAGCAGTGAGAGTGAGGAAGTACGAACACGACGAGCCCAACGACGACCTAGGGCTGAAGATGACTCAGAGGTGTGTGCAGAGGCGTTGACGGATGTGAACGCCGATCAAGTCATAAGTGGGAAGCTGACGTCTAACATGTTTGTTATGACCTCAGTGGTGAACAGAGTTAACGAAGTTGTCGAAGTCTCCGGAATAGGCATATTCGTTAAAGGCAGGACAATGCTAACTTGTAAGCATGTTTATTTGTCCATGGGCGACGTGATCACATTGACTAGTTTGAAATCTTCGTTGAAGTATACTTTTACGAAGGGAGAACTAGAAGAATATGAGGTTAAGACGTCTAATGGCGAAAACAAGGACGTGCTTTTGTTGGTAATGCCCAAGAATTTCCCAACTATGGCTGCAATACAGAACCACTTCATTAAGGCAGACGACTTGAACAAGTTCGAGAAAGCGAGCGTCTCAGCGGTAACCCATAGAGCTGGTGTGATTACTCGGATTCAATCCGCTGCAGTGCCCCATCATCATATGGATACACTTAAGTATTCCCATAAGACGGAGCACATAATGGTTCGTGATTATTACGAATATACTGCGGAAACGAAGCCGGGTGATTGCGGTGCGCCATTAGTGGCGCACTCGACCAACTTGACCGGGAAAATTGTTGGATTACACGTTGCTGGCGCTACGCGTCCCGGAACAGCCTACGCCACGAGTGTGACGTTTGAGTTGTTACAAGCAGCTTTCGAGAGAGTGCCCAAGACAGCCCAAGTGGAGTGGAAAGTACACATCGAAGAGGAAGTAGAACTACCCATACAGGGGTCATTCTTGCCCCTGTCGACAACAACACCGATAGGATCACCGAATAAGACAAAACTTGTAGAGTCTTCTATTCATGAAGCAATAACTCCCATTACGACTCTCCCTTCAGCACTGAAGCCGTTCACTGTTGATGGAGTGGTGAAAGATCCGATGTTAATGGCTCTTTCAAAGAATGCGGGGAGAGATGTGCCTATTGATAAGAAGGTTCTTAAAGAATGCGTACAAGCGGTAATACCAACAGTTACCCAATCCTTAGATGGACCATTGATTTACTCCATAGAAGAAGCGGCATTAGGTATAGATGGTAGTGAGCGCGTAAGGTGCTTAGACAGACAATCGTCTGCTGGGTATCCTTGGGTGTTAGCTACCAAATTGCCTGGTAAGCAGCAATGGCTAGGCAAGGGTGAGGAGAAGTTTATAGCTCCTGACCTGCGCGAAGCCATTGAGGAAAGAGAAGCGGCAGCTTTGCGTGGAGAGAGATTGACGACCATTTGGGTTGATACGCTTAAAGACGAAAGACGACCAATTGCAAAAGTGGAAGCAGGTAATACACGATCTTTTGCCTGTGGCCCGATTGATTATAACATTCTATTTAGACGTCATTTCCTGAGTTTCTTTGCCAATGCAATGGACAACCGCATCAACAATGAAATCAGTGTCGGAACTGACCCGTATTCGTTTGACTGGCAAAAGACCTATACGAAGTTGATAAAATATGGTCCCAACTTGACAAGTGGTGACTTTAGCAACTTTGATGGTAGTTTGTCTGCCGATCTTTTGTGGGCAGTTTATGATGTGATCAATGAGTGGTATCTGGTGCATGGTGAAGAGAACTATGAACTAGTGAGATTCGTTCTGTGGCTGGATATTGTGTTCTCAGTACATCTGTTGCACAACATTCTTTACATGTGGACGCACTCGCAACCTTCTGGTAATCCCGCCACTACTATCATTAATTGCTTGGCAGTTAAGTTAGCAGTGAGGTACGCATTTGTCATGGAAACAGGACTTTCTCCTCATGTTTTTGAGGATTACTGTTCCATGGTGTGCTATGGTGATGACGTTAATGTGAATGTTAAACCCGGAACCGATTTTGACTCCTTCAACATGCAACGTGGTTTGGCTAAACTAGGCTTGACCTACACTGATGCAGAGAAGACTGGCAACCTGAAGAAGTATGTGTCCATTAAGGACATCAAATATCTTAAGCGTTCTTTTCGCTATGAAGAAAGACTTCAAAGGTATGTTGCTCCTCTTGAGCTAAGTGTAGTGTTAGAGATGTGTAACTGGGTGCGTGGAACGGAAGACGTAGAAGCATCTACGATTGAAAACGTTGAGACTGCCATTCGAGAACTGGCTCTCCACGACCCCGAAACATTCTCTTATGTAAGAAAGTTGACCCAAGCCTGTGTGCGAAACATCGGAAGGGCGCCGAAGCAATTTTCTAGAGACCATCTTCTAGATTGTTTCAGCACCGGTCTATTTAAGTTACAATGGGGCGACTCCAAAGTCGATAACAGTTGCCTGCGAATGTAACGTTGAGTCATTTTAAGCTCCACTCTAAAGGAACTTTACGGCTAGTGTGAGAGTTAGCCTAGCCCGTTTTCTCTCGCACGATAAACTCCAATTGCTTCTAACACTCAAGCCGAGCCTCGGAACTCAAACTCGACACCTGATGACGAACTACCGACCTCCTTAACGACCCTTGCAGCACCTCCTCAAAGCGCAGGTGGTGTAGATACTGACAATATTACCACTTTTGTGGAAGATGGCCCTAAAGACATCTCGGTCATCGAAGAAATTGTTCAGACTATACCACGTGCCGC